CACCCCAGAGGCAACCTGGACCAAGGGTGACCCCACGCCAGGTTGGGAGCATGTCAACCGTGGTCCCGACAAGCCCTGGATGGGCTTCCAGGAGCAGATCACGGGTATCGAACGAACACCTGACGGACGCATCCCCGAGTACGTCATGACCAACCCCGAGACCGGCGAGGTGGTCAGATTCGACAGCGGACCCATCGAACGGGGCAATCAGCAGGTGTTCCTAGACGCAAAGCACAACTACACGCCCCTGATCAAGAGTCCAGATGCGCCGTGGACTGAGAACATCCAGAACGAGCTCGTCAGAGAGGCTCAGCGACAGATACGCGTCCTGCCCCCTGAGACTGGCCTTGAGTGGCACGTCGCTAACCCACAGAGCGCAGCGATAATTCGGAATCTGCTAGAGGGCCGCGGTCTCGACGTTGACGTGATCTACACCCCGGAGAAGCCATGACCGTAGAATTCGATGCTGTGAACGGGCCAACCAACGCGTCTCCCGTCTGGGCGAGAGAGTCGTTCGTGAACGCGTTCTGGGTCGCGACCGGCGAATCACCCGAATGGATCGCGGCGCGCACCGATGCGCTGCTGACGCAGCTAGGAACGGATCTGGGAATCGCGCAGTGGGACATCCCGAAGGGGCACCACTGGGAGACTTGGGCTGGGCCCAGCGAGGCATTGGCCGACATCGTTCGGAGCTGCCCGGTGCGCGAAGCACTCCCTGACGGCGCCAGCGGCGATGCTCTCCCCAGGGAGGGGTACTCGATCGTCCTGAAGGGCGTCGGTCCTGCCATCACTGCCAAGGTCTTCATCGGTGCGGGGTCTATCGGTCTCGGCGGGAGACTGCCGGCGCACAACCTCCACATCGACCTGACCGAGACCGCGCCGGGCGGCGTCTCTAGCGAGGTTGGCGACAAGGTGTGCGCCGCTGTGGCTTCAACCTGGCAGCCCGCCACTTTCACCCTCACTGATCTTGCGGCAATGCGCCTTGCTCGGCGCAACAATTGGAAGATCGGTGCCGGATACCGCACCTGGATCAGCAAGGAAGTCGGCGAGATTGACCATCTCGTTGACCTTCTCACAAAGACCGAGCTGGCCGGGGGCACCCTGATCTCCGCGCCCGACGACTGGCCCGCTACGCGCGTCGTGGAGGCGGTCACCGCGACCCTCCGCGAGAACGGCCTAGACGAAGTACCTCACTGAGCTGGCACCGATATTCGGTAGCCAGGTCGAGGGCCTCGACGGCATACTTTCCCCGGTACGGGAGTCACCTTCCAGCGAATCAACATTTCCTCAAAAAATATGCCCTGAACAGGCATTACTGAGGTATAGTTCTTGGCGTAGTCAACAAAAACATGGATGGCGTGAGCAGGACGCGAGTCGGTTATCTGAAAATCATCAGATCGCGGGTTCGAATCCCGCCGGGCTGCTTGAAAGAGCTTCGGGCTTTCATCGGGCGGAACGTGGCAGAGCGGCCGAATGCATTGATCCAAGATCAACGCCGGTAAGCACCTCACACGCCCACGCCATCCCGGATACAACTTCACATTGATGATGCGAGCAGGACGCAGGTCGGTTACCACTTCTAATGGAGAGGTCGCGGGTTCGAGTCCCGTCAGCCGCGAAAGTGGTTGTAGCTCAGTCGGTAGAGCGCTTACCCCCGGTCAGCACACACACGCCCGCATCATCCCCAAGGCTTCGTAGTAGATGGTGTGAGCAGGACGCAGGATCGGTTATCGCATCTGGAGCGGGTGGTCGCTGGTTCAAATCCAGCTGCGGGCGCGTAGTGCGTCCGTATAGCTCAGCTTGGTAGAGCACCTAAAACACCGGTCAGCAATCACACGCCCGCACCACCTACGCGAATCATCAATAACTCCATAGCTTTTCGATGTGAGCAGGACGCTCGGTCGGTTATCACTCAATTGGTAATGCAGGTTCGACCCCTGTCGCTCGCGCCTCGGTGCGGGTGTAAAAGCGAAATCCCGGTCAGCACATACACGCCCACATCACCCCGAACCCCCTTTTGGCGCGAGCAGGACGACGGTCGGTTACCCCAACCTCGAAACTGGATGAACCCCGGCGGTCACTCACACGCCCGCGCCACCTAACCCAGCAAGGAGCTCACGGTGGACGTTCTATCCTCGATCAGCACGCGGCGCACCCCTCAGGCCCAGAAGGCGGACCCGCGCCAGGTCAAGAACGCCGCCGGGGGCTACACCTTCCAGGCCGACGACTGGACCCGGCTCCACCGATTCCTGACCCTCGGCACGACCGGCGGCACCTACTACACCTCCGCCGAGGACCTCACCCGCGACGCCGCCGATGTCGTGATCCGGCTCGCCGCAACCGATCCCGTCACCCTCGTGCAGAAGATCGTTGAGGTCTCCGAGGCCGGACGCGCCCCCAAGCAGAACCCGGCCCTGTTCGCGCTCGCTATCGCTTCGGCCTCCGAGAACGTGGAAGGCCGCCGTGCCGCCGCCGCCGCACTGCCTCGAGTCGCGCGCACCGCCACCCACCTGTACCTGTTCACCAAGTACATGGAGCAGTTCCGGGGCTGGGGACCGGCGATGAAGCGCGCCGTCTCCAGCTGGTACCTGGACAAGCCCGTGGACCGGCTCGCCTACCAGCTGGTCAAGTACCGGCAGCGTGACGGCTGGACCCACCGCGACATGCTCCGGCTCAGCGGCCCCGCCACCAGCGACCCCGCACGCCGCATGGCGTTCAACTGGGCTGTCGGCAAGGGGCTCAACGACTACAACTGGAAGCAGCCGCTCCTCACTCCGGAGCAGCTCAAGGCCGGAGAGCGCAACCCCGCTCTACCGAAGCTGCCCAATGTGGAACTGGCTGACGGGCACCCGCTTGCCATCATCGCGGACTACGAGGCCGCGCAGCGCGCCACCACCGCCAAGGAGTGGCTGGCGATCATCCGCCGGGGCAACGGCCTACCGTGGGAGGCGTTCCCCGACAAGGCCCTCACCGAGCCTGCGATCTGGGAGGCGCTGATCGAGCACGGCCTCCCGCAGACCGCCCTCATGCGGCAGCTGCCCCGCCTGACCCGCCTCGGCGTGTTGAACGGTCAGCTCGGCAGCCGGGTCGCCGCGCAGCTCCAGGACACCGACCGGCTACGGAAGGGCCGCGTCCACCCGATCAATGTTCTTGTCGCACAGCGCACCTATGCTTCTGGGCGTTCGGCGCGCGGTGAGTCCACCTGGACTCCGAACCGGCTCATCGTTGACGCGCTCGACGCCGCGTTCTGCAACGCATACGGCGCCGTCGAGCCCTCGGGCAAGCGGACCCTGCTGGCGCTGGACATCTCCGGCTCCATGGGCGCCGCGATCTCGGGTATGCCGCTGACGTGCCGCGAGGCCGCCGCCGGACTTGCGCTGGTGACCGCCAACGTGGAGCCCAACCACGACATCATCGGGTTCACCGCCGGGGCCGGTGGGAGCTTCCGCACATCTGGGATCACGGAGTTGGACATCACGCCGCGCCGCCGCCTCGATGACGTGTGCCGATACACCGCCGGGCTGCCCATGGGCGCTACTGACTGCGCACTCCCCATGATCTGGGCGAAGGCGCAGCTCCGCCCCTACGACGCCATCGTGATCCTCACCGACAACGAGACCTGGTACGGCGGTATCCATCCGCACCAGGCGCTCACCGAGTACCGGAACAAGCTCAGCCTGGACACCAGCCTGATGGTGGTCGCGATGACCGGCGGCCGGCAGACCATCGCTGACCCCTCGGACCCGCGCCAGCTCGACGTTTCAGGGTTCGATAGCGCTGTACCGCAGCTCATCTCGGATTTCGCGCGCGGCGACCTGTAACTCATGGCAACTATCACGATCCACGTACCCGGCGATGGTGACACCGTTGCCGAGTACGTGGAATACGTTGCTGGACAACTTCGTGAAGGGTTCACCTCGGGTCATGTTGATGCTGAAACCCACTGGGATTCGGAATCCATAGATCCAGATCACGACCCCAATGCGGTTGGTGGTTAGGTGAGTGTGAGCGGCCCCGCGCCGCGCCCTTGCGCGTCGTGCCCTTACCGGGAAGACGTTCCCAGCGGTGTGTGGCATGCCACCGAGTACCAGAAGCTCATCGCCTACGACGGCCCCACCCCGGAGCAGCCCACCGGCCTGTTCCTGTGTCACCAGACCGACGCCGCCGACGCAGCGGCCCGGCTATGTGCGGGCTGGGTCGGCTGCCACGGCGGCGAGGAACTACTCGCGATACGCATCGGCGCGGCCACGGGCGCGCTGTCTCCCGAGGACGTACAGGCCGCATTCGAGTACGTGAGCCCAGTGCCGCTGTTCGAGTCCGGGCGTGACGCAGCAGAGCACGGCATCTTCGAGATCGAAGACCCCGGAGAGGAAGCCATCACCGCGATCGAGAAGATATCCCGCCGCCGCGTGGACATCGGGGGCAAGTGATGGACCCAAGGGCACAGCAAGCCCGTGAGCACCACCGGCTGGCCGGAGAAGACCGCGACTCCGCCAGCCAGCACCGGAGCCAGCGTGACCGGCTCGTGCGGGAACTCTGGGCGAAGGAACGCGAGAAGTGGACCCACGCCACCCTCGCGACCGCCGTGAAGTGCAGCCCCCAGCTCATCCAGAAGATCATCGACGGTAGAACGGCTACCTCCCGATGAGTGACGGACCCTTCCATATCGTGAATCGGCTCAGCGGGAAGCACGTTGGCCCGTTTACGACTGAATCGGACTGCGCACTAGCGAAAACCATCGCCACGCCGGACTGGACCACGGGAATCGTCATGGACAAGAAGCAATTCAAGAAGCTCTGCAACGGTGACTCCGTCCCGCCCTACAACCCCAAGCCGGGGGACAAGGCAACCCTGTTCGGTGAGATGGCCCTGGTGGATGACGATCTCACGCCGGGCGCCATCTATATCGGGGTGAAGGTCCAAGGTGTCTGACCGCCGTCCTGCGAAAAGCGAAGCACAGCAGCTCATGTCGGAAGTCCTGGGCGAGCACCGGATTGCGTACCTCGATCAATTCATCTGCACGGGATGCAAAGAGTCATTCGGGAACGTAGGAGAAGCGACCGCACACCAGTCCGCTGAGATAGACAAAGCCTTCGGGGGAATCACGCGCGTATGGGGTGCGCAGATGATCGGCGATGACGAGGTGACCATCGGCAGTGAGGGAACTGCCCGCTATTGCGCGCGACAGCACCCTATGTCGTGGAAGGTCATGTCGCATTGGGCGTCTAGCTGGACCGAGGTGCCGGGCGAATGATCCGGGAGTTGGGTATCCGCCGCTGGTTTGCTTGGCGTCTGGTCCAGCTGGCCCACCGCATCGCGGACACGACAGTCACCGAGCGCATCGTAATTGTGGCGCCGGATGGTGGCCCGGTCATCGAATGGGAGATCGAGGGCGACGCTTACGGCGGCGGGGTCTCCAGCCAGCACGGCCTCACCTATTTCACGCCCGGCTACACCGCGCTGCACATCTTCGACGGCGTACCTACCGACGCAGATAACCACCTCGTGATGACGGCGTGGAATCGCCTGCGCGAGTGGGAAGACCAGCGCGGATGAGTATTGACGTTCCGAAACAATGCCCAAAGTGCGGCTACCGAGGAAGACCTTGCGAACTGGGCTGCGGAGGCAATGACTGCCCGATGCTGGCGGCACGGCGAGAGCGCGAGCGGCGCGACGGCGATGCCTGACCGCCTGCCGGCGCGGATCGAGGCCGCGCCGCGTGAGGCATCGGCCCGGCGTGTGCCGGGAGCGTTGGACTGCTGGTGGCGGTTGGGCCCGAACATCCGTGACCAGAGGACGGCGCGGGCACGGGGAGTGCTGTCCGTCGATGAGCACGGCACTTACCTGACGGTGGTGCTCGCGTCATCCCGTGTGGATGTGTGGCCCTCTGACTACATGCTGGGCTGGGATGAGCACCGCTCGGGCACCGAGGCGGCCCCCGTCTTCGAGCAGGTACCGCGCTACCTGGACTTGCTGATCGACCGGCCCCCGCTCATGCCTATCTCGATGGAATGGCAACAGATCACCCGGCGGGGGTTCAGGGAACACCCCGGCGACATCATGGGCGACTGGCGATACGACAACCCGTGGGACTAGCTGGTCCTGCGGCTCTCTCTCGCGACTTCCCTCCAAAAGTGCACTGCTGCTGACGGATCAGGGACATTCAGCGGGTAGAGCTTGGATTCGGATGACAGTAGGGATGATTGGCTGGGTAGGTGCTGGTGCGGCAGGATGGGGCTCCACCGGTAGCCGATTCGGTACTGCCACTTCCACAGAGCCGGACGGTGGGCGACCTGCTCTTCTATGTCGGCAGCGTTCGGCAATCCGAGGCCACCTAAGACCGTTTCCGCGCCTGGCATCCACGCAATCTGAAGTGCTTTCTTGTATTTCTCGGCAGCGGCCTTCACAGCCGCGTGCGCTTCACTCTGGCGGTCGCGGGTCACCTCGATGTACCACGCGTTCTGGTACGACACGTAATACTCGGAGAGGGCGTAGATAGGGCTGTACTGCGCGCGCCGCTTCCTCGCCCAGAACAGCATGTCGTCAATCTTCGTGCGCACGTCCTTGACGATGAGAAATTCCTCGTAGGCGTCCAGGGCGTCCACCACACTCTCAGAGAGTTTCATGCCGCTCACGATAGGTGGGTTGTGTCGGTGGCGGCGGGTAGAACGTGGTCTATGGCAGTCGGCACGGTGTTGGCGCGGGTGATCGCGGGTATCCCGCACCTGTTGAGCCGTACCCATGACCCGAGCTTCATCCGGGACCCTGAGGCTTTCGTTGAAGTGCGGACGCCGGAGGAGGTGGCCGGGCGAATAGCGTCCGTGCTCCCAGATCTCCTCGCGGCCGAGGGAATCCTCTTGGTGGAGCTGCCGAGTGTCGCCCCGGACGGGTACGGCGGCTGGGCGGTGCGGGTCCCGTTGAGTGAGCAGCCCTGGGCGGATGGTGAGGTCTGCCTCGACAAGGCGGGGCGCATCGCGTTGGCCGGCATCCCGCGACCACTCCGAGGGGCCGACGTTCCAGCGGTCGCGGCGGCGCTGCTGGCGGTGCACACCTGCCGGGCTAAGGTTCTGGCACCGAAGGATCGAGGGGAGCCAGCGTGACGACCATGTACGCAGCAATCGCCGTGTTCTGGGAGAAAGACTCGGACATCATCCATCACTACGAGGTGGAGTCGATCTGGCTGGACGAAGACGACGCCAAGCAGCGATGCCGCGACCTATCGGCTTTGGATCGATACGCCGGATGCGCGTTCAACGTGCAGGGCGCACACGTCGAGCCGAAGTAGGGGCTCATGGACGACAAAGCAACGGTGGTGACGGCGGTCGTGCTGCCGGTCGTGACCCTGCTGTCTGGATGGGCGTTGGCGGCCTGGAGGGGTTCGCGGCATCGCACCTGGGAGGCTCTATCCAAAGACCTTGAGCTGGCGGACAAGTTGTCCGCTGTCGGGCTCGCCGCGCATGCCTTGTGGCTGCGCCAGTCGGTGGCGGTTCGGCTCAAAGGGCGGGCGATGGCTGATAGCCGTCCGCGTTCCGACCTGCTGAACGGGCTCATAGGCTGCTTCTTCATCGCAGCTGGCGTGGGCGCCTTCTGGTTTGTCGGCATGATGGCCCGCCAACGCGACACGGTCGGGGTGATTATCGGGATAGCCATGGTGATAGTCATGGTGGGCAGCGGCTGGGCGCTCGCTTACTTCTCATTTAAGAAGGACTATCGAGTACCTGGGTTGTCCGACTTCTTCCTACAGGGCAATACGGAAGCGGTCATGGGGCTGCGCGGCCAGTTGAAACGCCTTCACGCGGCGTCCGCCGAGCTGCCGGATGCAATACCTGAGCCCGAGGCGACGCCCCAACCCGAGGCTGAGCCGGGACCTGCTCCCGCTTCGCCGGAGCAGGGCAGCCGATAGCCGGGTGTGAACTCTTCGGGATTTCCGAAAAGTTGCCCTCCGCCTCCGTGGGTTGTTGGACGTAACGTGTTATACAGGTGTGGTGGGCAGAGCTATGCCCAGAGTTCAGGCCTCCGTGAGTCTTCCGGGGGCCTTTTCTCGTTTCTGACCCTTTCCGCCCCGCGCGCCTCGTTGAGCCGGTACGTGCTTGCCAGGTAAGCGCGCGGCCCGTAGCCGCGACAGCTGTTGCGCCGGGCCATTGCAGGCCGATCCCGTCATTACCGTCTTGCTGGGGCGGAGGATTGGCCGGACACCCAGGAAGCCTCGTAGGGGTGGAGGGCGCGCTGCGCGCCGCGCGGGGCGGGAAGTCATTGAGCTGGTGCGCCGGGCCGGGCTATCCGCCCTCGCGTGGAACACGTCTGGCAGCTACGCGTCACGACGACGGGCGACAACTACCGCCCGGCGCACCTCAAAATAGTTGCAGGACAAGGGAATTAGATCAATGCCAAATCCCGCAAGCCCGCCGTGGCTACGCGGCGTGTTCGAGCTACCAGCCGAGCAACACACCTGGATACCGAAGGAGCACACCATGCCAGGACGTTTGGAGATCCGATTCAACGACCGAATCGAGTACGCGCACGACGTTGAGAACTTCTCCCTCGTGGAAGGGCCGGACGGCGCGCTGTCGATCGCGGCCACCCGCGCGAACGCCAGCGGAGAGCTGACCGTCCTCACCACCGAAACCAACCCGCTACTCACCGACCCAGCGGTAGACGGCCCCGAGGGCGACGAACCCGAAGGTAACGGCGACCCCGAGGTACTGGAGACCGTCCACGACGGCTCCGCCTACGAGACCACCGCCGACAACGGCAAGGGCAACAAAGCCAAGTGACCGGTCCGGGTCTCGCTGTCCCGCAGTCGTTCACGGTCATGTACGACACATGGGCGGGCGTCGCAGACCGCAACACCGACCCCGACAACGAACCCGACATCCGCCCCATCACAGCCACGGTCCTGTTCCGGTACCGGCTCCCGCAAGGCTGGGCGTTCCGCGCCGCGAACTACGACCCCCGCCCAACGGACTTCGCCCTGGACACGTTCGAGGGGCGCCTCGATGAAGGCCGCCTCCGCCACCCCAACGGAACCCTCGGCATGAAGCTGTTCGCCAACACCGCACTCCTCGCGTGGCCGGCAGACCTCTTCATCGACATCAGCTTCTCGAACGTGGTGTTCAACCGGGGGGACCGTACCTGGCGGAACTTCGCGATCATCGCGCCCGTGACCGCCGGTACCGAGGTGAATCTGACCACGGTGCAGCGCTACCCGTTCCTGACCCAGACCCAGTACGAGCAGTGGTTCCAGAACAACCCGGCGCCGAACCCGGCCTGACCGTCACCTACAACCTCTGGCTCCCCAGCGACGCCGACACCGAGTCAACAACCAGCAGCAGCACAGGAGAACCCCAGCATGAGTCACGCCACTCCAAGTAGCCGTGCAGACATCGACCAACGCTTCAACTACCACCTTTCCGGCGAGGACCGGGTGGTCACACTCGACTACGTCCGGGGGCAATGCGCCCACATCGCGCACTGTCTCGATGAGGTGCTGCCGCCCGGTCGAGAGAAGTCCCTCGCGTTGACCAAGCTGGAGGAGGCCCTGATGTGGTCCAACGCCTCCATCGCGAAGACCGCCCCCCAGCCGGTAGGCACAGTGAGATCCGGGGTCATCGGCTTCATCCCCGTCACCGAGGCTGAATTGATTGATGATTCGGGCTCGATCAACACTGCAGCAGGGCCATCCGCATGACCGCCCCAACCGGCGTCATAACCATCGACGCACCCGATCCCAAGGCTGCGCGCTACGCCGTACTCGAGTTAGTCGCCGCCGAGCTCCGTCACCAGCGCCGGGTGATCTACCTTGCCCAGCGCCACGAGGAAGCGCTATCCGCGATGCGGTCCCTCATCGAGGACGGGCACCTCGCCCAGCCTGAAATCGAGTCCACCTGTACCAGCGTCGGCGATATGCGCGTGCACCACGTGTGGGGCGGCACCGCCCACTTCATGTCGGCGCGTACCGGCGGCTACTACCGGGGCAACGCGGACGCGTTCGTGGTGGCCGGCAGTGAGGACATCCCCGTCGAGGTGCTGCCGCGCGTCATAGGGCGCGTGTACGTGGCGGCGTCAGCGTGAGCGCCGCCCGACAGCTGCGGACCTTGTTCCCGCAGCCACCCGACACCGACGCGGATGTGTTGCGGTGGTTGGCGCGGGAATCGTTCGAGCTGACCGCCGCCGCCGAAGGCCTCCACATAGTCGAGTACCGGGCGAGCACCGTTCCGCCGGAGGCCATTCCCCGGGCAGCAGAGAACCATTTGGACCTGCCGATCGAGGCGTACACGTGGCATGAGTTCGTCGCGTACGCGGAACGCCCCGAAGCCGCGGACCCGGATCCAGTGTGCGGGTACTGCCCCCACCCTCCCCACAATGCGAAGGAGTGCAGGGGAGAGGCCACACCGTGGCTCGCGGCACCGGTGGATGGTGAACCGGCCCCACAGTGCCCGTGCGCCGTGGACAGCGACCCGGCACCCACCGAGCAGCCCTCGGTGAACGCATGACCACGATCCCGGCACCGGCACGCCCGCCCAAACCGGAATACGAAGAGGAACACCTCCCGGACCAGGCCCACGACTGGGACACCAGCACCTACATCGACATCAGCGGCGTCCACGGCGGCTACAAGTGCCGGACGTGCGGCGATGTCCGCTGCATGCGCTGCCACGAGACGGACCCGCTGGACTGCCTCCGGGTCGCGGCGCGGGAACGGAACAACGAGCTCCGCCGGACGTACCTCGCCGCCTTCACGAAGTGGCAAGCGCAGATGGAGTACTACCGGGAGCACGTCCAGCCGAACCTCCCTGGCACCCCGCGTGGCTGGGGAAGCTGATGACGCACCTGGCACCCCACCAGGGACTCGTGGGCGTGGTCATCGGCGGTGTCGTCCATGTCGAGAAACATTCAGGGGTCTATGGGTTCGGCGGACTTACACCTGACTTAGAACCACTCGACCGCCCGGACCCGCTCACCCGCGCCCACACGCTCATCGCAGATACCCATTGGACGGTGCGCTACCTCACCGCGCCACGGTGGAAGCGACCGTTCCTGCGCCTGCTCCGGTGGTTCCACTGATGGCCGCCTGCCCCGGCCCGTGGATCTGGTATCCATGCTCCAACGGCGCTGTACTGCACTGCGCCACCTGCGGTGAGATCACGGTGACTGGGAACTTCAACGATCACGCCCACACTGACACACCGCTGATGTCCGAGGGCGCGTAGGTGCTGTTCGTGGTGGTTGGTCCGCCGGCAGCAGGCAAGTCCACATGGGTGCGGGACAACTCGCGGCCCGGTGACATCACCATCGACTACGACGCCATCGCCTGCACCCTCACCCCACAAGACGACGGCCCCCATCGCCACGACCACCCCGACCACGTGAAGGCAGTCACCAAGGCAGCCCGGCAGGCAGCCATCGACACTGCCCTCACCCTTGTCGGCGAGCACGACGTGTTCCTGATCCACTCCACCCCGAGCCCCGCCCTCCTCACGAAGTACCGCTCGTACGGTGCCGAGGTCATCACCATCGACCCCGGCCAAGACACCGTCATGGAACGCGCACGCACCGAACGGCCATGGCAGCTACAGGGCGCCATCAAACGCTGGTACGAGGAGCACCCCACCACCGGCAGCACCCCCGCCCAGCATGTGCCCGGCCTCGACGCACAAGGACGACCACGCGGCCGCCACTACCAAGAACTCAAGGCCACCTTCCGTAAGGAGTGCGAGGAGCGCGGCGACGTGTGCTGGCTGGACCAGCGCCCCATCGACTACAGCCTCAAAGCACCCCACCCGGACAGTTTCTCCGTGGACCACGCCATCCCGGTATCCGAGGCCCCCGAGCTCGCGCTGGACCCCAGGAACTTCCGACCCAGCCACCTGAACTGCAACATCCGCCGAGGCGACGCCGAACCGAACATCGCCATCGGCCAACCGTCCGAAACCTGGTAACCCGCCAGCTAACAACGCCCCACACCCAGCTAACACCCGGGCACCGTTGGCTAACACCCCTCCCAACCTCGGGGAACGAGGCGAGTTAGCCAACCGCGCCAACACCGCTGCGGACCCAACCCCACCACCATCGCTGTACGAGCACACAACCGAACGACCCCGACCCAGAGACGAACCCCTCGTCACCAGGCCCCAACGGACCACACGGCCACAGCAGATACCCGGGGGCGGGGTGAAAAGTTGCCCGCCGAGCCCAAGGTCCCTCGGACCGGCAAGGGTTCCGCCCCCCCTCGAAAAATGTTGCCAAGAAGTTAGCCAGCAGCTACCAGCTAGGAGCGCGCCCGCATGACTGATCCCACAGTTAACACCGCAGGTACCGCAGTTAATTCGGCTGCGCGGCTACCCGTGTCCCAGCTAAAAACCTTCAAGGGCAACCCGCGTAGAGGTTCGGTCCCGGATATCGCGGCCTCGCTTACCGCCAATGGCCAGTACCGGCCCATCGTGGTGAACCGTGGGACGCACACCGGGCGCCCCAACGAGGTGTTGGCCGGTAACCACACCTTGCTCGCGGCGCGGGAACTCGGCTGGGCAGATATCGACTGCTGGCTGGTGGACGTGGATGAGCAGCAGGCCAAGGCGATTGTCGTTGCTGACAACAAGATCCCAGCCTTGGGTGGGTACGACAACGAGGCGTTGCTGGAAATCCTGGAGTCCCTGGACACCCTGGATGGCACCGGTTACGTGCAAGACGATCTCGATGACCTGGCGGCGGCCCTGGAGGAGCTGGAACCGGTGCCGGAGGACGAGTTGGCCGGAAACCAGGGCACCGCAACGTCCCTGGAGGACTTGAAGACCAACTATGACCAGTCCGACCAGCGGATGGTCGTGATGACGTTCGTCGGCGACGAGTACCTGTGGGTGGTCGAGACGTTGCAGCGGGTGGCGGACGCTCACGCACTGGAGAGCAACGCATCCGTGTTGGTGCACCTGCTCAAGCAGGAAGAGACCGCGCTGGACGCAGCGCCAGCGGTCGCGGAGTGACACCGGTGGAGCGGCTGAGTTTACGGCGGGTGGTGAGCCCGGAGGAGGCGACAACCCTCGTCGGTACGTGGGTCGGGGAGCACGAGCCGACCCACAGCGAGCCATTCATCGCTACAGACGCCGATACCGGTGAGACCGTGATGGCGGTGCTGCCGGTGGAGGCGCCGGATCTGCGGCGGGCCTGCCTGTCATTGAAGTACACGGATCTGCGGCGTGCGTCGGGCGCGAAGAACCTGTCGGCCAACTTCGGGTACCAGCCCCGGCGGCCAAGCTACAGCCGCGACGCGTGCCGGGCGTCCGGTGTCGCCAAGGAGTTCCCGGCAGCCGAGGCAGCGCTGGATGCGTGGGCCGGGGCGCTGGCGAGGATGCTCCGCCAAATTGACGCGAAAATCGAGGCCCGCGACCGGGAAACCATGCTCCAGGTCGGATCTACCTGGAAGCTGGGCGATTCCGAGCTCTGGACTTCGGGTGTCATCAACCGGAGCTCGACGCTGCCCTACCACCGCGACGGGTTCAACTTCCCAACCTGGAGCGCGATGCCAGTGTTCCGGCGCGGCATGAACGGTGGGCACCTGCACATCCCCGAGTACGGGGTGGTGCTGCCGTGCCGAGACAGCACCGCGGTCTTCTTCCCGGGTCATCAGCTGGTGCATGGGGTCACCCCGATGCAGCTCCGTAAGCCGGACGGATACCGGCTGAGCGTCGTCTATTACGCCCTCAAGGGCATGAAATCGTGCTTGGAGGGTGCATTGGAGACTGAATACGCCCAAAAGGCGCGCACCGCTCGGGAGCAGAATCAGGCGCGGCTCATCGCTGAGCGGAGGCAGCCCTAGTGAGGCGCGCCCCGGCCCGCGAGTACCAGATCGTGATCCCCTCCTACCAGCGCGCCGAAGGGCTGGAGCGGAAGACGCTCGCCTGGCTGAACGCGACCGGAGTGGACCCGGCCCGGATCACGGTGTTCATCCACGACAACGATCCGCAGCTGGAGGCCTACCAGGAGGTGGCCGGCAGGACGGGTGTCCGCCTCAACGCCACCCCGATGCGCGGTATCACGGCACAGCGGACCTACATACCCACCCAGTTCGCGCCTGGTACCCCGATTGTGTGCCTGGACGACGACGTGACGGGCCTGGTGGAGGCAGTGGACTCGAAAACCCTTCGCCCCGTGGCTGATGTGGATTCACTGTTCCGGCGGATGTTCACCGAGACCGCTGGGCGGGACCTGTACGTGTGGGGTCTGTCGCCGGTCGTCAATGCCTTCTACATGTCGCCGGGCCGCGTCAGCGAAGGCCTCCGATTTCTGATCTTCACCGTGATCGGGTTCTTCAACCGGCCCGGCCATCCCGTCCACGAGTTCACCGTCCCGTACAAGGACGAGCACGAAACGAGCCTGCGCGCATGGTGGTACGACGGTGGCACAGTCCGGCACGACGGAATTGCCGCCCAAGCGAACTACTACACGGACCCTGGCGGCTGCCAGGCGCCCGGTGAGTTCCAAAGAACCCCCGCCAAGGTCGCTTTCAGCGTCGAGGAGCTGGAGAAGCAGTGGCCGGGCCTGGTGCGCAGGAACACCCGCAAGAAGGACACCGGCTACATCGAGATCACCCTCGCCCCGAAGAAGCGGCACGCCGGGCACCCCCCGACCACGCCGCCACCCGGCGTCCGCTCCGCGAAGGCCGGGGGCCGGTGACGGACCGGATCACCCGGGCCAAGCGCGACGCGCAAGTGCTCCAACTGTTCATCGCTGGTGTCCCGTACCGGCAGATCGGTGAGCGGCACAACATCACTCACACCGCCGTCGAGAAGATCGTTCAGCGGGAGATGGCCAAGGCGGCGAAACGCCGTGATTACTTAGCGGATCAGGCGTTGGCGATGCACGTGGAGCGCTCGGAGGCGCTGTTTCGGGCCCATTTCGGCAACGCGCTGAACGGCGACGTGAAAGCAGCCGAGTTCTGCCGGAGGCTCCTCGCACAGCAGACCCGGCTCTACGGGCTGGACGCCGCGACGCCAGGGATGAACGAGCCGCCGAACCTGCCCGACCCGGACGACGAGGGCGACGACGGCGACGAAGCCCCGGTGAGCGACCTTGACGACTGGCGTCGTAAGCGCACCAACGCTTAAGGGGTACACCAAACCCCGCCTGTACACGCCGCCCCTCGCCGCGCACTGCGACCCCAGCCGCCCGGATGCCTGCGAGTGCGGCTGTGGTCTGAACCCGGATACCTCCTGGGGATTCGAGTGCATCGGTTTTCTGGAGAATTTCCTCGGCTGGACGCTCCTGCCGTACCAAAAGTGGCTGTATATCCACGCTTTGGAGAAAGGCGCGGACGGTACAGGGTTCCGGCTCCGCACAGTCGTCATCCTCATCGCGCGGCAGAACGGGAAGACCCAGTGGCTTAAGGGGCTTGGCCTCTGGCGGCTGTACCTGGACAGCAAGGGCATATCGACTGCCGGGTGCCCGGCCGCCAAGACGGTGGTCATCGCGGCACAAGGGCTGGAGTACGCGGAGGGCACGCTCTCCGCCGTCGTGGATGACGTGAAGGAATGCTCGAAGCTCCGGCTGGAGTTTGTCCGGCACCGTACCGCCAACGGCAAGCACGCGATGTTCCTAACCGGGAAACGGTCCTGGCGGGCTGTCGCCCAGAACCGAAAAGCGGGACGCTCCTTCTCAATTGACCTCGCAATGCTCGATGAGCTTCGTGAGCACACCAATTGGGAGACCTGGGACGCGGTTGTCCCCACCACCACCGCCCGCAAGTACAGCCAAGCCGTTACCGCCAGTAACGCCGGGGACAAGAAATCCATCGTGCTGCGGTCGGTCCGGGACGGCTGCTTGCAGGCGATAATCGCCGGTAAGACCGAGGAGACCCAGCTCGGGTTGTTCGAGTGGTCCGCGCCGGATGACTCTGACCCGTACGACCGTTCCGTCTGGCCGATGGCGAACCCGGCGATGGGCTGGCTTGACGGGCACGACGAAGCGTCCGTCGCGGGGAAGCTCGAAGCGAAACGCGCTGACATCGCCGGGTTTAAGACCGAACACCTATGCCAGTGGGTTGATTCGCTAGCCCCCGGCATCATCCCCGCCGAAGACTGGCAAGCCACCTTGGATGAGCTGTCGCGGCGAGCTGAGGGGGCGCCTGTGTGGGCTGCCGTTGATGTGAATTGGCAACGATCACGCGGCTACGTCGCAATCGCCGCCCGCCGAGCCGACGACCTACTCCACGTGGAAGTTGTTGCAGCGGAGCGCGGTACCGACTGGATCATTCCGTGGTTCAAGGCACGCCCCGGAAAGTTCCAGACCGTCGCCGTGCAGGCGCGCGGCGCTCCGGCCTCAGGGTTCATCGAGGACATGGTCGAGGCCGGTATCCCGGTCCTGGAGTGGGGCGGCGGCGACCTCACCAAGGGCTGCGGCGACTTCTACGACCAGGTAGTACAGCGAATCGTCCGCCACCGCTCGCAACCCGCCCTAGATACAGCTGCCGTCGCGACAGTCGCCAAAAAGCTCGGTGACGCATGGGTTTTCGACCGGCAAGGCAGTCCCATCGACGCAAGCCCCCTCGTCGCCTGCGCGGCGGCTGCATGGGCTGAATCAGTCCGGCTCGCCGGACCCGAAAAGGTGCCTGACGTGCACGAATGGCCTTCCGAGGAGGAAATCATGGAGTGGCAGAAAGAAGACCTCTACTGATGCGCCCCCTCATTTCGGCCGGGTTCGAGCTGGCCGGGGTCGCGGTGCTAGTCGCCGGGGGCTGGGTGTTGGCGCCGTGGATCGGTCTCGTAATGGGCGGTCTCGCACTGATTCTCATCGGGCTTGCTATCGACCCGCCCAACCGCGCACCGAAGGCCGATGGCCAGTGAGCTTCCTGTCGCGCGCGTTCAGTGCACCTGAGGCGCGAGTCCTCACCGGCTCATCCTTCGTTCCGACACCCGCCGAAGACGACGCGATGTACCCGTGGGGGAGCAACAGCTACAGCGTCACCCCGCGCGGAGCCCGCGAAACGCAGGTCGCGGCGTTCACCGCCTGCGTCACGCTACTCGCCGACACCATCGCCTCACTCAGCCTCACCGCATACCAGCTGCAAGGCGGCATCCCAGTACCCGTCGATCCGCAGCCAAAGCTCATCACCAACCCCTATCCAGAAACCACCCTGTTCGACTGGATCTGGATGACGATGGAAGCACTCGCGGTCACCGGTAACGGATTTGGTTACATCACGGCACGCAACCCGGACGACACCCCCAAAGCGATCATGCCCGTCCACCCCGACTTTATGACGGTGAACGTCGCCGCCAAGAACGGCTGGATGGAACCGACCTACCTGGTAGATGGGACGAAAGTTCCCGCCGCCGATGTGGTTCACATCAAGCGGTACCCGGTAGCGGGCGCCGCGCTCGGGTTGTCTCCGGTACAGCGGGCCGCTGCCGCAGTCGGAATCGCCTTGGCCGCTGAGCGATACGGCCTCAACTACTTCAAGGACTCCGCGAACCCGTCCTCAGTGCTGGAAACCGACCAGACGTTGGATACGGACCAGACCAAGGGCGTGATGCAGCGCTGGATTGCCTCCCACTCGGGGCGTCGCCGCCCTGCCATCCTGACCGGCGGGTTGAAGTGGAAGCCAATCGCTATCAGCCCCAACGAATCCCAGTTCCTTGAAACCCGCCGCTACCAGCGCGGCGAGATCGCGATGCTATTCCGCATCCCGCCTCACATGATTGGCGACACCGAGAAATCCACCAGCTGGGGCACCGGCATTGAGCAACAGACCCTCGGCTTCGTGAAGTTCACGCTGCGTGCCTGGCTGACCTGCATCGAGCAGTCCCTTTCGCTGCTCCTCCCGAAGGGGCAGTACGTCAAGTTCACCCTGGACGACCTGCTGCGCGGCGACATGAAGTCCCGGTTCGAGGCGTACAAGATCGGCCGCGAGATCGGCATCTACAGCGTGGACGAGATGCGCGCCAAGGAAGACATGGGACCGGTGGAGAACGGCAACATCCGGCTCCAGCCCATGAACTACGCGCCCCTCGGGTATGTCCCGCCAGCGGACAGCGCCCCTGCCGGCCAACCCGAACAGACCCCCGAAGAAGACCCTGCCGCCGAACCCGACGAGGTCGAAGGCGACCCAGGACAGGAGGACCAATGAAGCCCAAGATAACTCGTGCCGACCGGGAGAACCGTAAGGATGTGTGGGAGCACCGCTCCATCCCGATGTTCGATCTCCGCTCCGATTCGGGCGGGGGCGGTCTCCGGTTGACCGGCTACGCGTCCACGTTCGAGCCGTACGAGATGTACGGAGGCCCCGCCAACGGAGGCTGGATCGAACAGATAGACAGGGGCGCGTTCAACGCCACCCTCCGCGAGGACCCGGACGTACACCTGCTCATCAACCACGAGGGAATGCCGCTGGCGCGCACCAAGTCGGGGACTCTCCAGCTCGGCGTGGACCGTATTGGCCTGCTGACAGATTCGCTGCTCGACCCGCTGGACCCCGACGTGCAGCGACTCGCACCCAAGATGCGCCGCAAGGACATGGATGAGATGTCGTTTGCGTTCCGCGTCAAGAACCAGGTGTGGAAGTCCACCCCCGAGTTCCCCGACGACGAGTACGCCTACCGGTGCATCACCGAGGTATCTCTGCACAAGGGAGACGTGTCGGTCGTGAACTTCGGCGCCAACCCGAGCACCTCGGCGGAGTTGAAGTCCGTGGATGAAGCCTTGGCGATGCTCGCGGAATGCGACCCCCGCCAGCTCGCGGAAGCGCGCTCCGATCAAGACATCCTGCGCCGCGCCCGCGCCGCGCTCGAAAAGCTCGGTGGACCAGTCCGTATCGGTGGCCCGGTCGGAATGGCAGCCGACGACCTCAGACGTTCTGCTGCCGCTGCTGCTGCCGCTTCAGATGCTGCGGCGGAAGCGAACCGACGCCTCGCCGAGACTCGGCAACACGCCGACCCCGCTCCGAAGGGCATGTCGCTGCGCGAAGCCCTCACCCGCCAGGGCTTCGCCAGCGAGGACGGAAAGAGCCTCACCCTCGATGAAGCACTTGCCCAGAGCGGCAAGTAACCCACGCGTGTAGCGGTAAACCGCTGCACCGCTCCAGATTCCACCCGCCCACAACCACATCAAAAGGCCTCCCAGCTCGGGGGG